GGGGATTAAGATGAATTTTTTTTTGCTAAACAAAAAAAATATACAATTAATTACAAGAACTTATCGAGACTGCAAAGATCATGACACTGAAGAATTAGCTAGCTTGAATTTTAAAACAGCCATACATGCTAGACATGATCTGTTACATGTCTTGATTGCAGAATCCCTAGGGTTGGAAGCTAATCTAGGAGTATCAGTTCCTATAGGGTCAATTTTTGAAATTGAAGGTCTGCCCAAAGAACTTGCAGTATTGACACCTGATATAATTGTACACACTGATGAAAGATTAACAGTTATAGATGTCACACTGACAACAACTGTTGAAACAACAAGAGCAGAGAAAATAAAAAAGTACTCATCCTTAAAGATTATAGCAGATGATTTAGATTTGGATTTTGCTTTACACGTGATCAGTGTTAAGCCAAGCCTTGAAAATTTATTAGTTGAGTGTTACGCAGCACATATTGAGGTTCCAGAATCTTTGATGAGTGCGTTCACAATTTTATACAATGAGGTTTCAAAGACAATAGAAAAGCTGAAGCCTTTTGTTTCTCTGCACATCTTCAAACATTTTGATGAAGCACCGCAGTTCCAAAGTAATTTTAAGAGGTCAGAAGAGTATGAACAAGCAAGAATTTCAACACATCTCACATTTTCGAATGAGTACTTGCCAATTGAAAGTACGTTACAAATGATTTCAGAGTTGGTGGATGAACCAGTGATTATCGACACGCTGAGAGACAAGCATCATAATTCTAATGATTTCGAGCAAGCCTTCGCTTCCCTGGAACAAATGGAACCAGAGGGTTATGTTACTCCTAAGCCAACATATCATATATTATATGCTGGTGATTCACCTAGAATACCTGTTGCACCTCTTCGACTTGAGATGACAAAGAAAGACCAGCAAAATTGCTTAAATATATTAAATGTAATTTCAACATCTAATTCTGCAGAACCTGCAGTACTATTTTTAAAGGAGCTCTATGAAAACATACAGACAGCCCTTAATTTTAAAAATGAATGCATATTGTTTAACACGGGTTTTTTTACAGGCACTTTCACAGGTGACAAAGCATTGAAAGAAAGGTTGGGGGCTACACATAATATTGATAAAAAAAAGAAAAATGAAGGTATCAGCATCCGAAAGTATGTAAATGACACAAATCTCGAGTTGTCACCAAATAAGCCATATTTTGAACGTAGCCATCAAATAAACTTGAAATTGACATCACCATTTGCAAGTTTATTTGAGCAAGAGTCTGGAGTTGCTTTCAAAAAGAGTCATCCTGAGGGGAGAAAGTATAACCCACCACAGTCATGCCCACCTGGGAGTGAAGATGATTTCGATGAATTCATAAAATTGCTAGCTCTGAAACCTGATTTGAGTGTTAAGTTGGACCCAATTTTGGAGCAACAGGTAGGGATAGACTCCACAAGTGCACAGAAATTGAAACTAGAGGCAAGGAGTTTGTTTAAGGATTTTTTTAGCAAAATTAGAAATACGCATTTTTGTAGCATGTCATATGCAACCATGCTTTTTGCAGAACAGGCAATACATTATTGCTCATTGAACACTAAGTGCACAAGTTTTTGCATGATAAATACAGGGTTACCCAATGTTTTCCATATTATTCACGGTGGTTCTTTACCTCGTGCAAGAGATGTTGGGCAGCCATTCATGTCAGTGGCAATCACAAAGAAGCGAGAGTGGTCAAATAATGTGTTTGGCAAACGCATTACTATCCCTATAGTTTTGGGTGGGGAAACTGCCTTTATAATTATCACAAAATGGAGGCGTTTACAGATACATAAGTTATCCCTGCTCAGAGACCAATACTACAGTTGTTTATCAAGTGGATTTGACACATTTTGTAGAAATAAAACCCCACGTGCCAAATATGAAGATTACATATTTTTTTTGTATGGTTTCAAAACACTTGTTGCACAAGCCACTAGTCAACGCATTGCAGAATTCTTAATGGACGTTAGATATGTTGTTATGTCATGCTATGCTGATTATACTAATGTCAGTGAATTAATTATTGAGAAATTTGCACCGCATTACCCAAATTGCATGTCAAGGTGGGTCATAAAAACTCTTCGCAATAAGGTTGGGGCAATTCAAAGTGCATATGCTGCATCTGGTGGTTTTGAACATAATCTTCCAATGTTCACAGGTGATCAACGTGTAAGAGCTAGTCTTGGCGGAACGATAGATTTTCCTTCTTTGTGGGGGAATTATAGTTTAAAGAACTTACAGGATTTATTTGATGAGCTGTTTATTTATGTTTTAACAGGTAAGGAGCCGTCCAGTCAGTATCATGAAAGTATTAAATCAATTGAAACTATACTTAAATTTCAAAGACTGCATGACACTATGAGTAATGAGGAACAAAATGGTTATCACACATACAACAGTATTATTAGCTCAATAAAACAAAAAAAGCCAATTTTCTTTTGGAGAGAGGCAATTTATACAAGTTCTAAACTGGTCAGCAAGACACTCAATAAAGCGAAAGTAAGATCCCAAATCGAAAAGGGTACAAGATTTGAAGTGCTCTCTGAATTGGAATCTACTAAAGCTTGTGTGCCAGAATACGAGCGAATTGAAGACAATGAGTACAAGATGCGAATTAATGACCTTTCTGCACTCCGACAACATTTAATTAAGACTGGCCAGACAATCATGGCTGAATACCTGTATAAGCCACACATCTTTAGAAATACTGTTGAAGGCAGCCCAGTTAATCCTAAAAGCAAAACAGGGCGGGCTAAAGTCCATGATCTACAGCTTGACATGCTTATACGCCATCCAGAAACCTTGACTGTCTTAGATGTAGCTAATTGGAACATTTTTTCCAACAATTCCAGAGTTGAAGCACATATCTGCATTAAGGCACAATATGGAGCTAAAAGAGAGTTCTACGTAGTAAATTACGGTGCTAAGGCACAAGTAAGGGTGTTTGAAAATATCTTTAAATCAATTGCTAAATCACTAGAAAACGAAATGATTAGTGTACCAGGAGACCAGAAAATGGAATATATGTCTAAGGCGATAAATGCTGTTATAAAAGAAAGTAAAGAGATGGGTGACACCATCATGTACACAAATGGAGATTGTACAAAGTGGTCAGCTTGTGAGACAATGTCCAGCTTTGTAAATCTTTGTCAGGGTTTTGAAGATATCTTGACTTGTGATGAGTTATCTTTTTGTAAAGCACACTTGGCTAGCTGGGCACACAAACAAATCAGAATCCCCAATTTATTATTAGAAGGCACTAAGTTTATTACAGATAAAACATCTTATTTCAATGATGAAGGTGTGATCCATAGCACTCAAAATTTCTTACAGGGGATGTTTAATTATTCCTCATCCGTTAAGTCTGTATGTGCTACTGAACTTGCTATAAAAGTTTGGTTTTTCAAATGGGGGTTCAAAAGGCCATTGATTGTAAGGCATTTAGAGCATTCTGATGATTATGTCCTTATTGTACGTGTGCGAGAAGTCCGAGATTTTGAAGATTTTCGTATACTACATAAACTTTGTCAGAGACTCCACGGGATTGTTGATAGTGAAAAGAAGACAAATAGTCAAAGGTTTATCATGGAATTCATATCATTAATGTGTTTTAATGGCCAGATTTCCTACCCACACATAAAGAAAACAAAAGAAGTCGGCTTAAATATTGCAGGTTTAGGTTATCAAACAGACATCATGAATACCATATCACGTGCGAGTGAATCTGTAAGATTGGGGGTGCCACAATTGCCAGCTTACATACAATCTCTGTTACAATCTATTAATATTTATAGAAAGTATTCGTTGCAATTAGGTGGCCGGAATCAGTCACAGTTCTCATGTGACCCTTTTAATACTCCCATTGAACTCTTTGGGATGCCAGACTGTTTACCAGTATTTTATTTAAATACTTTAGGAGACCCAAACAATTATAGATTGTACAAATACCGGCCTGAATATAAGCAGTATTTCTGGGGTTTATATCTGTACAGTAAAGAGTTACAAATGAGCAGCAGTGTCTATGGGGACCTTCTACCCACATTTAAAGGGTTCACATACCTTTTTAAGAAAACAGGCAACAGGTTAAAGTCAATTAAATTCAATTTGAAATGGGATCAAACTAGAATAGAAGAATACTTAAAAGCAAATCCTGAATATGTCCTAATGAAGCCACGAGACAACACTAAGTACTTAGAATGGTTGCAATATATGTATTACAATAAAAGTTTTGCTACAGCGTATACAACGCTGTCACGTCGCATGATAATGCTACGGCTTTCTTTTTTTGCAAGTGGTGAAAGCATTCTTGGCTTGGATAACGAAAATCATTTTACACTGCATGATTTTATAAGCAAAGAAATCCCAAAACTAAAGTCTGATCAGCCTGCAGATGAACGGCTCCTTAAATTAATATTGCTGAATGGTGATCCTAATATAGATGCTTATTTCACACTACTAGAAGGTGCTGTGTTGGTTAAAACAGGTACAAAGCCACTTCCAACTTCCGTCTATAAGATTCCAGAAACATACAAATTCCTAGCTCTTGAAAATAATTTGTCAACTGCACTGCAATATTCTTTCAATTATAAAAATTTCCTAGATGACAAGAGGCAGCATTATGGTGAGCTAAGTCTAGAACGTGACAAAACTAAACTTCTTGGGTTAGCAGGGTATAGTGTAGGATCACCTGCCACTTTGTTGACTTTACAAAAATTGCTTAAGTCACAGGTGCAAAAGTACACAGTTGGTGTAAGTTTTTCTAGTAGTGCACATCTAACACCAGGTGACATGTTCAGGGGCTATTTGGAAGGTGGTATATGCTATGATGAACAGCACCAATTAATAACACAGCAAGAATTCACACTGCTCAACCCAATTACAAATCAGCCTATATACAGCCGTGACTTCTTATATTCCCATGATAGGCAAAGCATGGCCTTAGAAAGCTTAAGTTTACTTTTTTATTATGTTGTTGTTAAAGAAAAATTACCAGTAAAGCTTTTTAGAGATATAGTTAATCAAAGCTTTGATACATACAGTCATGAAAACTGTATGGATATGATTAAGAAGATTGAACTGGACCTTACAGATCAATCAGATCTGTTCCATAAAAGGATGTATGCTATTCTCAAAGAAACACTGACTGGTAATCAAGATGCATTATTGAGTCTGTGCAATAGCACTTATGGAATTCGCCATCGTTTTTTAGATAAATTTGAAATAGAGGCTGAAATCAAAAGAGGACATCTAATGGATGACGGTGTCTATTTTAAATTCAGAGGTGCATTATTCCTTGGGGTGTTAGTGAATGGGACTGTTTTTACTCTGTCCTTTGATAGTGGGCCTAGTACACAATTGCTCTCAATACTGATAGCTAAACGTCTATTTGGGCAAATAACACAACATGCATTTGAAAAACAGGTAACCCAAAGGTTGGACTATCATCAGATGGTGGCCAATGAACAATTAACTTGGGCAAAAGGGCAGAGGCTTGTCTTAGATAAAAGTGGTACTGTGCTAAGATGGGGCAATGAAGCAAGCGGATTTAATACATATAAAGGATTTCTAGTTGATGCTAAGCGTCTAAAAAACTTTTTACAACTACCTACAGATCCAATTGTGGAGCATGGTATAGGAATTGTTAAAAGCGGAAACACAAAATTATTCAGCCTGCCATTCTGGCCGTGTGGAAGTTACCAGCCGCTCACCTTCCCAGACATGAAACTCCCAAACGGTATAAATGTATCCATCTTCAATAAAAAGAACTTACTTTACTCTTATTTGCACGCACAAGAAATATCACTAAGTTTTGATGAGCCATTACTACTACAAACAAACCTTTCCACTAATCAAAGGGATCTGCAAAAGTACGGGCTAAAAGGGGGTCATGCTAACATTGCGGTCATCGAACGAGATCGCAGCAGAAATTTAACTCTTGCAGACCTCGATGATTTCATCTTACCTGTCGAAATCTGTGATACAGACCCCCTTGATGTATCCTTGATGTTTGATGACCTTGGAGGTATTGAAGTTGGATGCGAAATTAGTGATGAAGAAAGGCAAAGGGATCCGCTGGACATTAATTTTGACAGTTTAGACATTGGCCTCGAAAGCATGCCTTTAGAAATTGATCTTGAATTAGATATCAGCGAAGAGGAGCAGTCATCAAGCTCATCAGAAGAAGACATGCCTTTTGTGCAGCTAGTATGGGCATCGAAAAGGGCTGGCTTTGTGGTCCAACACATTGACTCGTTGCCAACTTTGAGTATGTTCCTTCTACGTTGCCTTACATCTTATGAAGTTTTGCGAGCAGTGCAGAAAATAGGAGGTGGCCTAGCTATGATAAAAGCAGCTTTTATTGCAAATCGTCACTGGGATAGCCTTGATAATGTGGAAAAAATATTAATAAATTATGGACTAGAAGAGACTGACCTTTGTCTAGAACAAAAGCAGTATGTGGGACAATCACTAAAGGTGAAGACATATACAATTAGCTTCCTAGATTATAAAATAAATTTGCAGGAAACACAAACATTCTTTTCTTGGAGAGGGGCCAAAAGAGCTGCTAAAGGTTCCGAGGTTGAGGTCACAGATGATGGTCTATATTTAGTCCATGGAAAACCTGATGTAAAAATTGAAGACCTTCTTCTTCAAGAGCTACCAACTCCCTGTTTGAATACAGTTGCATGGGCCATTTTTAAAGATATATTAAACCTGAAAGTGTAATGCTCAAGCAAGAAACAAGACACATAAAAAAGCATATATATATATACATATACATATATATATATAAAAAAAACCTTAATCCCCG